TCGAATCATACTGTTCTTTACAATTATCTGAATATCTTACGCAATCGTCTTGTATGTATTTACAATCGACCATTCATACCTCATACTTTCTCCTCATTATAACACAAAAACCCTCCTCTTGCAAGTCGGGTCTTAAAAAATATCTACAGCTTCTCGAACAACCATACCAAAGGTATGTATATTTTTTCATAATTCAACCCGCACTTTTAAGATTAAAAGATAATATAACTCTTTTTTTATTTGTTTTAGTTGGTAACACATAATGAGTGATAGTTGATGGAAAAAATATAATTTGTCCTTCATCTACATCTGGAACAAATTCGATTTTATCACCATTAGGATCAGAAAATGGTGCAATAAAATTTGTTGGTTGATGCACTTGTCTATCAAACTTTATGTATGTCACAGAACTATACCCAATGGCACCATGATCGTGAGGAGAATGAAATTGACTTCGATAATATTGTTGAAACCATGCGTCAGTAAGCATCAAATTTTTATAATTAGATTCGTTTGAAAATTTAACAATTTCATCTTTTAATATATCCACTACATCGTTTTTATAACGTCCATCATTTCCATGATCCGTATATAGATTATCTGCTGTAATATCTGTCTGTTTCTCAAATTTAATTGATGAACATATTTTAAGTAATTGTTGTTTTTTAATATCCCAATTTTCTATTTTATATTGATAAAATGGTATGGTAAACATTATTCTACTCCTGACTTCCAATTATCAAAATTCCATTTCTTCCATTGTCCATATTGTTTAGGATCATTTTCTTCATTACTTATCATTTCATAAAATTTATCATCAGGATTAAATGGTAGAGATTTAGCATAGTTCCAAAAAGGTGTGTCATACTTAGATCCATATTGGTAATGCCAAAGTATAATTGTCTCTAATTGTTTCATATTTGTTCTTATTTTATTATTACAATAATTAAATGTCTGTATATCAAATATAAAGTCCCAAGATTGTCTACAAATATATTGATAAAAAGCAACAGATGTAGCCTCCATTGGTTCTATGAATCCATACATATTTCCCTGCAAAATAGTTCTCTTACCATTATAAAAACTTTTTGCCATATAATTATCAAAATCAAGACTATCAGTGATAAAATCTAAATGAAATCTAGATGTGAAATCATCTATAGCATCCTCTTTTTTTGTTATCTGATTATTATACAAATATCCATATGATACACTATTTTGATTAGGGATAACAAAAGTCCATCCATTAGGTGTTGCCACACATTTAGTGTATATTAAATCAATATCTCTCTCATATTTTACAGATAGGAGAACACTATTTAATGGATTAATTAATGTATCATATTTACTATGATCTCGATTATGCCTACCCCGACAATCAAAAATAATATCTGCATCTATATCTTCTTCTGCTTCATTTATGACTTTTTCAATAACGTTGAATAATTTAGATTCAATCACACATTCCGATAATTTTTTAGGTACAAAGTGCATGGATGCATCGTGCATATCGCCCAATGGATGAAATATCTTATTATTTTTCTTTCCCCAGTTCTCGTATAATATGCCTGTTTTTATAGTAGCACCTATTGGATTATTATACCAATTTATATCTAGAACAGATGAAATTAATCTTGGAAGTGATAGATTAGTACCTTGACCCACCTTTTCTATCGGATGATAATGCGGACTATGGTAAATGTCTATCTCAAATTTATCTGTTTTCTCTGACAAATATTTTTGGAAGTGCAACGCTGTCACACAACCAGCATTACCAGCACCAACAATAGCAATCTTAATCATTTAGATAATATAACATAAAAACTACTTTTTGACAACTGAGATATATATGATATAATATTGTTATTGAGATTTATCATGACAGTTAACGAAAACGAACGCATTACTGATTTTATTATAAGATATGAAAAAATATTTACAAGGGATGAGTGTAGAGACATAATTAAACATATTGATTTTTTTGATGAGAATTGCATCTTATTTGAGCAAGACCTTACAAATCGACCATTTCAAGATCAAGATGCAATCAACGTGCTATCTGATGATGGTATTACACTCCCTACTGCATCTTCAATATGTAATAAAATATTTCCTAAAATACAACCTTGTATTGACAAATACTTGAAGCAATTCCCTATTCTTGGATTAAGAAAATTTCTTATACATGATTGTAAGATTAAAAAAATTAAATGTGGTGGAGGTTTTCATACATGGCACTATGAAAATGGTAATGTTAGTGATGCTCGTAGAACTTTTGTGATACAAGTTTATCTCAACGATGATTTTGATGGAGGTGAAACTGAATTTCTATATCAAAATAAGAGAGAATTAGCGTCAGCTGGAGATGTTTTGATATTCCCATGCCAATATACACATGTCCACAGAGGAAATCCACCAATAGATGGTGACAAATATCTAGTTACCTCATGGGCATGGATACAAAGTAATCAATTATGAAAGAACAATTAGAAGCAGAATTATATTGCGATCCATTTCCCATGATGATCGTTTATAATTTCTACAATGAAGCAGAACTTAACTTAATTTGGAAAGAGTTAGATTTTTATACTGCACCAAATAAACTTCTTGATGCAAAAAAATATGGTGGAGTTGTTGATAGGACAAACGCAAAGGCACTTTTACTTGATGACATATATCGTGACAGGACAAAAGAAAAAGAAAAAACTAATTTTAGAAATATATCTAACATTCTTACAATGAATCGAAAAATATTTAATTGTGGTGTTTTAGATACTTTTTCAGAGATTCATGATTGTGTAGGTCTTGCTAATCAAGCTAATTGGGACATAACAAAGGTGCGATATTATCATAATGACGAATATTATGACCCACATACAGACTCACCATTTCAGTTTTTGGCATTTTCATATTTTTATAAAGAACCAAAAAAATTTAAGGGTGGTGATTTACAGTTTCCAAAATATAAAATGAACTTACCATGCGAAAATAATTCTTTAATAATCTTTCCAGGTTGGGTAGAACATGGAGTTAGGAAGGTAAAAATTGAAGATTCAGATTATTATGATGGATATGGAAGATATGCTATTACTTCATTTTTTGGAATTAAAGAAAGTAAAAGATGATTGATAATCCACTTTTTATTTCAATATTTGATAATGCTCTTGACCAAAATAAATGTAATAAAATAATCTTTGACTTTGAGAATGATAAAGAAAATCAAATTGATGGGAGAGTTGGTAATCATAAAATCAAATTAAATGTCAAAAAATCTATTGATATAAATCATAATTTTAATGATAAAACTATAACTAGCAAATTGATATCATCTTGTTTGCATACTTTTATTAAGGAATACAAAAGAGAATATCCTGATATTAATAATATACCACCTTGGAAGTGCACATCGTCTTACAACATACAAAAATACAATCCCAGTGATGGGTTTTATAAAACTCACTGTGAAGTCACAGATAAAATATCATCTAAACGAGTTCTCGTCTGGATGATTTACTTAAATACTTTGCAAGATGGGGGAACTTTATTTCCATCTTATAAAATGGGTATCAATGCTGTACAAGGTCGTTTAGTCATGTGGCCATCATACTGGACACACATGCATAAAGGTCAAGTGAGTCATACAGAAACCAAATATATCGCTACAGGATGGTATGAATTTGCTCAATAAAAAGTATATTGATTACCAGCAGGTCCACCGTTTCCATTAGAACCCTCAATACTTCCTCCACCACTCGCATTTTCACCCGCTTGATTTCTTCCTCCTCCGTTACCACCATTACCACCTACTGCTTCTGCATCATTATTACCATTTATACCATCTCCCCCTGCGTTTGCAGTTCCAGCTTCATTTACATTTTCATTACCACCTTCTCCACCTGGCAAACCTGCACCACCACCTCCACGACCACCAGAAGCAGAGTTTCTATCTCCCCAGTCATTTTGCTCAGCTCCAGAACCACTTCCACCGCCACCGCCACCGCCAAATATTCTTGACTCGC